TTCTAGAGGGATTTCATTATGGAGAAGAGAAGTATAACCAGCTTTATAGATGGGCCGCGAAACAGCAATTATTAGTCGGAAACTTTAAGCTGATGACCTACGAAGACATGCGAATCATGCGTAGGGCCGATTACGTGTAATCGGGCTTCACCCTCCTGGGAATGAGGCTAAACTTCCCCGAGATTGGACCCCCTTGTCTGGGGTCTACGGGCTGGGACCCGGTAACAGAAATCCCCCTGACGTATGACAGGGTCGACCTCTTAATTGAGTTTGACAATCTTACACACGGCCACGTTTCGATTCCGGACGTTTGCCACTTTAAATGGAATCACCGAAACAACAAGACAAGCAACAGAAACAGTACAGTCAGATGCCCCTCAGGAGCTGACGGAGATGAGTGAAACAACACTCTATCAAACACCTACGCTATCATTTGGCGAGGTTGGGCAAACGCATTCAACTGAGACCGAGGGGTCTGCAGTGTCGGCGAAAGGAGTAGGAGAATTTGAAGATACAAAACTTCTAGAAAGGATGATACTTGTAGCGACAGTTAATTGGACGTCAAGTTCAGCAGGAATATTAACAAACAAGAATCTACTTTCTATTCTCACAACAGCAGCGAGAAACGCAGCGGTTTTGAACCAGTTCACGTTCATGCGTTGTGGGGTAGAAGTTACTATAAGGATAAACGCCACTCAATTCTATTACGGTGCCTTAATGGCTACGTTGTTCCCCCTTGGAACAACGGGAAACCGATTAGATGAGAGAGCGGTGTTAGATCCAACAGTGATATCAGCGAATTGTGCCAACTCTGTGATTAAAACATGGAAGTACATGTTCCCAGAAGGATGGTTGAACATTGCGGATGTTCAGTCGGATAGTACCCAGTCGGTTTGGCTCTATTTGGATGTGATCGCTCCGCTAACTGTGGCTTCGGCCTCAGCAGCGGAAACGGTATCAGTTCAAATATGGGCTAGATTGATTGATGTGGTGTTAAGTTACCCAACTGGGACCTTGACTTTGAAAGATAAGCCAAGGTCTAGGTTTAGAGGAACAGAGATGATGAGTAAGAAGAGAACACCACCGAAGGGGTCGTGCGACGAAAACATAACGCGACCAACAGGAAAGGATAAGGAGAAGGAAGAGCATGTTACAGAAGCTCAGTCGTCAGAAGGTAAGATTAAGGTTACAATAATTTTAGAAACAGATGTAACGACAATGGTTTCAATGCACTCTATAACAGAAGAAATGATAAGGAGTGTGGTGACCAAAGTCATGCCGAAACCAACTGACGCGACTGAGGCTCAATCCTCAAAAGGAAAGATAAAGAAGAAAGAGAAAAAGAAGGATCCGTCAGATGAGGATACTGACGAGGAAG